TCATAAAATGACGGATCGCCGCTCTAGCCGAACAAAAAGCAAAAGCTTGGTAGTTACGGTTGAGAAGAAGACTAGTTTTAGCGTCTGGCTGTACAACTTTCATTTAAGCTATTCATTTTGAGCTATTTTGGCTCAAAAGCAAGCTTAAATTATTATTTTAATGTCAATAGATACTTTAACGTGTTACATTGACCTTTCATTTCATCTCTAATGTTGAAAAGATCAGTATCACTTTCTTCAAGTTCGCTCTCGTACGTTTCTAGATAAGTGATAAATTCATCAATAGTTTTATTAATATCATTACCTTCTACATTGTTAAGAGTAATAGTATAGTTGCCTTCGGTCGATTTCAAGCGCCCGTATTTGCCCATAAACGTCTCAACAAAACCATCTATTAAGGCATCAAGGGCTTCATATGCTTTACCTAAAGCTTTATGTTGAGCGTAACTCTCGGTTTGCCAATGAAATATCCTGAGTTGCTGTTGGAACTGTACTAAAGGTACAACTATCTTCATGCAGATACTTATGAAACTAGAATTGGATCTCTCCTACTCCTACGTTAGTACCGTTAATTTCGATATATAGCACTTTAACGGGCCCCTCCTTCTGTAAATCCCGTGCTTTTTCTATTGCCAATTCAGCTGTACCGTAAACCTTAGCGTGATTGGGGTTACGAGACCAGTTCTTGTCTCCGTCATAGAAAAGCCCTTCTTCTAGAGGGTTTCTAGCGTTCATATACTTAATAGATTTATCTACTATGTAATAGCCAGAATTAATCATCGAATTTTATAGCGTTTAGTGAGGTCCCAGATTTCGGTTACGTTGTTTTCGAATGAAATTGTAAGTGTGTTACCATTTATGAAAAACGAATGGACTTTGCGATTTATAGTAGAAATATAAAAATGCGGTGTGCCTGTTAAGGCATCAAACACTTGTATACCGTTTGCAGGAGTCTGTCTAGCTGAGTATGCCATAATTATTCAGTTATTTCTAAGGTTTTTAGTTGTTTCTCAATTTGTAGTTGTTTGATACTCATAAGATTCTTTTCAATGTTACGAGCAGTTTTAATTTTCATTATCAAAGTGTCGGTTCTGTTATTAACATAATCCTGTATATCGAGAGGTTTAATGTATTTTATTCCTTCTGGGCTATCAAAATCGATTCCGCGGTCTTCACATTTTTCCGCGATAATATCGACCGCTTCAAGCAGTGCAGCCCAGCGGGCAAATTCATACATCGAAATATTTTTTGTATTAGTATTAGAGTCCATTTGTAGAAGAAGTATTGATAGCAGGAGTAGAGTCGTATTTAGGTTCGGTTGTTACTGCAGTTTCTGCAAATAAAAATATAGAATTTTTTGTATCACAATGACCGCAGGTGTAATAATTTGATTGTCCAAACTTAACTAATACTTCGCTTTCTTTCTTACACGACGCGCATTCTACTGTGACGGTATTTTGCGCCATAATTTCAGCTTCTTTTAGCTGAAACACCCGAGAGTCCCGTACAACTTTATATTCTAGATAGCTATTAAGCAAGTAGAACAGTACATACTGCGAAGCCATACCTACCACAAACCAAACAATAATATTTCCACTGAGTAAAAACGCAATTCCTGCAATAACCCCGGAAATTAATGCTGTTTTTACTGATGATATAAGGAATACTTTTAACGAGTCATTCATGATGACGCGTATTAAAGAGACTTATTGCTTAGGTGCAAGAGTAAAGTTGTCTAACTGCGCTGCTAATTTCTTGCAAGTTACCATTATACCGTTAAGCTGACGACGGAACACATCAAGTTCTTCTTTTTTGTTCTTAAAAAGTGGAAGAGCTTCGGCATTTCTTGCTTTGTTACGTAGATCTTGAGCTTTTAAATATAAATCTGCAAGCTCTCTTACCGAATCTTGCATTGGAAACGGTAATTCTTGTGGAGTGGGTATGCCAGGTTTCTGGTCTTTTAGAGTTCCTAGTTTATTCAGCGTAGGAACACTATCTTTTGCAAACTCATACGCTGAAACTGTTTCAGGAGATTGCTGGCCACTGTAGGCTCCAGTGTAATACGAAGCTTCGTCTAAGAGTTTTTTAGTTTTTCTTCTTTTCACGCTCTTCTATACTTAGGGTTCCAATCTTAAATCTATTAGAACATCTAGAACAAATCCAATGCGCTTCAGTTACTATCTGCGTACCACGTGTTATTTTCATAACTTTCGGATGAACTGATGGTTGACCGCACGTATTGCATGTTTCTGGCCGCGGAGCTACTGTAGTATACATATACTATACTTACGAGAACACTTTAAAATACTCGGTCAAAACATCCGCAGTGTTTTTTTGATTAAAAACTCGTTGCCAACTCGGCATTTTATCAATTATAGATGCAAACTCATAGTTTTCGCAAATTTCTTTAAATTTAACGAATTCAGGGTGAGTGTTCTTAAGTGTAACAAGCTGCTCATTATAGAGCTTTACCTCTTCCGGAAAAGATTTAACCCCATAAGTCAAGTCTATAAGTTTAAGATTGTTATAAACCTGTTCTTTATACGGTGCTATAGTGTCTTCGTCGTTAGCTTCGAATGCTTTTGCAAGTTTTACACCTTTAACCTTACCAAAACCTTCAATACCAGTAATATTATCTGAAATATCCCCTATAATAGCTTTATAATAAAGAAATTCTTTAGGGGACATATCGTAGTGTTCTGAAAAATTATTGACGTCTATTAAGAATTTCTTAATAGGGTTGTAATAGCTTACGTTTTCAGAGATAAGTTGGATAAAATCTTTATCCACGCTTACTATTACCTTCTTACCGGTTAAATTACTAGCAAGCCATCCAATTACATCATCAGCTTCTAGCTTACCAGGGAATATATTTTTAATTCCTAAAGCAGCGGTAGCTTCAATAACAGGGTTCATGCTGTCATATACGTTTTTATTACGTTCGTGATCACGGTTTCCCTTATAGCTACCGTCGGTAAGTTCTTTTCTGAAGTTAACCTCGTTAGTTAGCTTACGATCCCAGGCTATGTAGATATCACTTGTATTAAACTGCTCTGCGTAAGACTTAATAGTCTTTAAAAAAGTGAAAAGACAACCAACATTTTCCCCTTTTGAATTAATTAACTGGCGTCCATTGTTATTTGCTACCCAATGCGTCCTGTGCAAGGTGTTGTTCCCATCGATTAGTAGAATTGTTGAGGTCGACATTGGTTTTTTTATGGTTATACTCAGCTATACAAACATTGTACACGCTTTTGGGCAAAACGTCAACTGGTTCTAGTATTTTATTTGCAATACCCCAGTCAAAATCTGCTTTTTTTACAGTTCTTATATGTTTATCGGGTAAAGAGAAGAAAATAATCGAGTCTTTTTCTTGTTTTACTTTAACTAACCACTCTCCCTTAAGCCTTCCTTCCAAAACTACATATATAAACCGGTGTTTTGGAAGGAAAAAGAGCTTTAAGTGCTTAATTACTGTTGCCAAACGGGTCATCGCCATTGGAATTGGTAATATTTTGATTGATCTTAAACATTACCCTTCTAAAACGTTCAAGCAACGCGTCGTTTTCTGCGGCAGTATTAGCTGATACAATTTCAACCGGGTTATTATTTAAGTCATAGCCAATAAGCATGTAAGGCCCTAAGAATTCTTTAATTTGGCCGTCTAGTGACTCAATTTCCCGTCGTTTTTCTTTTATTATTTTGTTTTTAATTTTATTATACTCTATATTTGCAAGCATTACCATTTCTTGCAAGCGTCTTTGATCGTTATCAGTTAACCCAGTAGCAGTAAGAGGGGAACTTTGTGTCGACAAAGAAGACCCCCCTACTACCTCTGAAGTTTGAGCTATACTTGTAGTAACAGTCTTTTTCTTAGACTGTTTTTTGCTTTTTTGCTTAGCTGCTTCTTTATTTGTATCAGCCATTTATATTATTTACTGCTACGCTCTGCAGAAGCAATAAAATCGTAAAACTCTTTGCGAGCTGCCCCTTCGTTCATAAAACTACCGGAAAGCTTCGAAGTGATCATAGAACAACCGTGATGTTTTACACCGCGATGGCATGCGCAAGTATGTGCACACTTAAGAACAACGGCAACCCCTTGGTTACCCTTACAGAGTTCATTAATAGCATTATGTACCTGCACTGTCAGTCCTTCTTGTATTTGAGGCCTACGTGCATAATGTTCAACAATGCGATTTAATTTAGAAAGTCCAATAACTTGACCGTTTTTATCAGGGATATAAGCAACATGCGCTACACCAGTAAAAGCAAGATGGTGATGAGAGCACATAGACGTAACCGGGATATTCATTTGACTTACAATACCGTCATATCCATCAGAAGGAAATGTAGTGATCTTAGGGGGTCCTTCATAGCAGCCCTTAATAAGATCGCAAACATAAGACTTAGCGACACGACGAGGTGTGTCCGCACTATTTACATCGTTGCGCCAGTCTATGCGTAGAGCATCAAGAAAGCCTTCATAAGCTATAGCCGCTTTTTCAATAATCTCCTTCTTCTCGCTATCACTAACAAGCATACTACTATTAGCAGTAGGCAGAAGGGGGTGTTGTAGACCGTTTTTGCTCATATTGGTAAAATTATATGTTTGAATTCGACTTGCTGTTGTAGTTGTCTGATTTGTTATTGATTCCATGTTTAACTAAATAGCTTATTATAACCTCAATTGAATCTGTCTTCAACTTAAACTTTTCAGGTATATATTGACCACCATCGTAGATTTCAAAATAAGTCTCTCCAAACATAGATTGATCGTTCACGTAACAAGTACAAAAAATAGATGCATTACCTGGATCAATCATAACAGTCCACGAGCGGGGATCAGCTTCATTATACTCGTCAAATATTTTATAAACGACATAACCGCTATCTTTAAGTCGTTTTATAAAATAACTCTGTGTTGTAATTTTATTAGCCATTACTTAACTAGACCCGAAATAATAAATTTAAATTCTGTCTCGTTAGTTGGTTTAATAAAAAAAGAAAGCACTTTAAACTTAAGATTAATACCGATACGCGCTCTCTCGAAGCGTATACCAGATATCACTCTAAAAATATCAAGATTAAACGGTATTACGTGAGACAAAGGCTGTCCTTCTATTGTATCACAAATCTTAAGTACAATGCTATCGGTATTGCTTTTTTCTTTGTCTCCTAGTTCGCAATAGCAACCATCAGGTTGACCGAAAATATAAATTTTATTAGTATCAGTAGTAAATGAACTAGCCTTAAGAATCTCTTGAAACTTTTTATAGTCAAGATCAAAGAAAGTATCAAGCTCTAGATTTTCTATTTTCTCTTTTTTAAGAGAAACTTTAGGTACAATAGAATCATCTAAAAAGTGGTACTTAAACTGGACACTGGGGGATTTGTAGGTAAGATTATTACTATTAATCTTAAATACAACATTTTCGTCTTCAATACAATCTACCACTCTTAATAGTTTTTTAATATCTCCTATATTAAGAGTAACCTCTTCAGTAAGATCTAAGGGAGTATTGTATTTGCCAAGAAGGATAATACTAGTATCGGGTTTATTACAAACCGTATAAATACCGTTTGAATTTGCTTTAATAGAAGCAATGTCGACTGTTTTGCTAATAACATTTAAGAAGTTATCTGCAAAATCTTTCTTAACCAGTTTAAGTTCCATATTATGGGTTCGTTACTAATTTTTTTTTATCTTCTAGAAGAAGATCAAGCTTTTCATTAACCATAATAAGCTTTTTTTCTAGTTTTTCAATATGTTCAATAATATCTTCGTAACGAGCTTTTTTGTCAAAATTAAACTCTAATTGAGAGTCGGAATTAGCTGCAACAGGCTGACTCACTAAAGGTAAAGCCATTTGCGGCATTACTGGTACTACAGGCGGATTAACAGGCATAGCTGCCGGTATTTGAGGAATAACCATACCGGCAGCTTTAGCAATACCTGAAGGCATGACTTTAGACATATCCACATCACTGACTTTCATATCACCCAATCCAGCTTTTTTAATTGTGTTTACATCATTTTGCACCACTTTGCCAAACATAGCAATAGCAATCATTTGCTCTTGCGTGAGCCCGTTGGTGCTGCCTGCCATTTTCATAGCATCAGCATCAGAAAGAGAGGGCGCAGCAGGCCCTTGCGCCTGCTGCCTCATTTTCATAATTTGTTCTCTTCTTTGCTGTTCAGTCATATCTTAAAGATCTTCCAAGCCGTTGAGAATAGCCATTACTGCTTCATCATTCGACTTAGTGCTCTTTACTTCAGTCTTAGGGGCAGCCTTAACTGGACTGGGAGTAGCTGCTACAGGCTTAACAACAGGCTTAGGAGCTTCATAAGGGACATCTTCCTCTACGTCTTCTGTAGCCTTAACCTCAGGCGCTGGTGCCGCTGCAGCAGCCTCCTGACCGTAGAAGTGTACATTAATAACCTCTTTCAACTCATCAGCTGATTTGTGATCCAAAAAGGTCTGTAGATCGTAGATGTTATTATAGACCTCATTGATCTTGTCTTCATCAATACCATCGATAGCAGCAGGGCTAAGAAACTTAGACGCGGTATACGTAGGGTACTTAGGGGCACCTGGCTTGTCCGAAACAAGCTCAGCTTTAATACGTAGACTGCATCCATTCTCGCTAAGATCAAAAATCTTAGCGCCGTACTCCGCCGCATCATCTCCATTGATAGCCGCTTCAATAATCTTATTGAGTTGGCGGCCATAACGAAGAACCTTAACAGTACCATTATTATCAGGGTTTTTGGGATCGCTTACAACATAAACATTAACCATCCAGTTTTCCTTA